CGTTGCCTGTCTCTCGCCCCGGCACAGGGCTCCACGTCGCGCCGATGCGTACGCTAAATGCCCCGAGGTCAAACGACGAACTTCCGCCGGTGGCCGTGCCCGTGATCTGCCCGAAAATCTCATACGCATCCACGGACCACGCCCGCGATGTCGTGACCGTTGACGGGTGTGCCACGGCACTACAGTCGATGAGCGTGCCGCCTTGCGCGAGCAGCGACTCAACGGCCGACAGCGTGTACCGCGAATTGCCGTGGACGTACCTGTGCAGCACGTCCGCCACGATGCAGCCGCAGCAGTTGCAGTTGGACATGGCTATCCAATCACGGCGGCCAAAGCACCGTCGGTCACAGTTCCATCCATCCACACGACACGCAGCGGCCCGCACTCGGCCGTGATGAGTTGCGTGACATCGTCGGCCCGCCCTCGGGCGTACTTGTGGGCCGTCGTCAGGATTTTGATTTTGGCCGGAAACCGACCGGAAATAGCCACGCGACCGACCGCTCCAGCGGCGATTGGCTCGACGGCCACCCCGACGGCCTGGTCGCCGCCTTGTGGCATTACGCCGGAGAGCACCATGTCAGACGTGAATTGAGCCGAGGAATTACTTGCGGTTGAGGTGACTGGATTGCCAAGGCCAAGCACGCCCAGCCACGGCACATCTTCGCCGCTGTTGTTTCGCACAAGCAAGATGTTTGACGCCCGAGGCGGCCCCTCCTGTCCTGGCGATAAGAATTTATCTCGCTCGCCGAGCACGATGTCGGCCGCATCCTGCGCCCGGTTCCACGCGCGGGCCGAGATAGCGGAGCCAAGCTTCTGGCCCGGCTCAATGCGGCCATCCTTGCGAGTAGGGTTGCCCATTAGAGCCCCGTCGTGTCAGTGCCGATGCTTAGATCGGCGAAGTTGCTCTCGCGGTAGACCTGGTGCACCCACACGATCTTGGGCACCTTCCAAATTTTGTTATCCCGTACGTCGTCTTCGTAATACGTGTTGAGGTACTCGTGGCCCTTCTTTTCGATGTTTACGATCTCGCCGATCGTAAGTGCCGGCAGCGTCTGGTCGGCCCCAGCGTTGGGAGACACGGCAAACTTATACGCCAGCGCCCAAGGCCCGTCGCCTTTGTCCTTGTCCCACTCCTGCGATCCAGAGCATCCAATAAACAGCACCTCACCCGCCTTGAAGCCCCGGAACTCGGCGTTGTTGGTCGTGCCCGTGCACTGCGAAACTTTCTTGATGTACTCGGCCTTCACGTACGACGACGGCACCTCGTAGTTTTCTTGCCACGACAACTGCGGCACGATCACGTCCACGCCGTTGACGTTCTGGCCGTCAAAGCCGATCACCTTGTCGCCGTCAGTCAGGTTGGGCGTCTTCCCTTTTTCCGACACCTTGCCTGCAATGGCCTGCGTAATGTGCTCTTGGCCGCCGCCCGTGTCGAACGATCGCGAGCGGCGAATCGGCCCCTCCTGCTCTTCGTCCTCCGCTCCCTCCTTGGAGTAGTTGACCGTGAGGTGCCACGCGTCGCCGCCAAGGTATTCGAGGGTGTAGCTGTCGGCCTGCAACTGCCCAGCCGCAGAGCCGGCCGGATAGTTCCAGTAGAGAGCCCGGACGTTCAGGTTGCGAACGACATCGGCGTGCACCTCGATGTCGTCCGTGGAACCAAACAGCTTCCACGACTTCACCATCGTGCTTGTGGCCTTGCGGCCCGGCCGTACGATCGTGGCTGTCCGCGACTCGTTGTCTTCGACCCACTGGATCGCCATCCGCTACTCCTTCACGACGCCGCCGTCGCCTTCGCGCGTGTTCTGCTCGATCCGCTGCAGCGTCTCTAGCTGCTTCTGGGGAATGCTGGTCCCTACACCCATACCACCAGCTGCAAACGCGGAGAACGATCCGACGCTCTCGCCTTGGTTCTGTGCCGCCTGACCGGCAGCGTCTTGGATGCCCTTGGGATCCGCCGCCTGTCCGCCAGCGCCAGCAGCTGCGGCCCCGCCGGCTGCGGCACTGCCAGCCTTACTGAGACGCTCTTGGGCGTCTTCAAGAGCCGCCTCGATCGTGGCGGCTTGCTGCGACGAAAGCCGGCCGTTTGACGAGAGGGCGTCGAACTCGCCGTAGAGGTCTTGGAGTTGCTCGATCGACGACGCGGATTCAATGTTCTTCAGGAGGTCGGCGAACTGTTGGGATTGCGCCCGGCGACCAACTACAGCCTTTGTTGTTGATGCCAGACCCTGCTGCGCATCTTTACTTGCGGCATCCCTTTCGCCACGTCGCTTGTACATCTCAGCGCCGCGCTCGTCGGCCCGCTGATCGGCATTAGTCCCCTTTGTGCTGTCCCCCAAAAGAGAGAACTCGTATGTGTCCTTTCCGAGGAACCGCAGGAACGGAATCTGTGAGATGTAGAAATCAAACGCGTTGACGAGATTGACGCCCCACTCATCAACGGCATTGAGGAACGCATTTGATCCAGTGGTGAATGCAGCTTTAAGTCCAGCCATCGCAATCTGCATGGCCCCCTGCACGTCGCCTGCGTTGATCGACTCGTAGATCGCACCAAACGTATCGACGCCAATCTGCTTCAGGTCGCCAAACGCCTTGCTTGCCTGCTCAATGGAAGGCTTCATTGCACCGCCAATGGCAGCAGCCACGTCGGTCGCGCCACTCACGATCCCCATCACTGCGCCGGCCACAAGGCCGCCGAGTGCAATCAGGATGCCGATCATGGCAACGAGAGGCACGTTGGCAAGGCCCCACGCCGCAGCCGTGGCAGTAGCTGCGGCGACCGAGCCAGCAGCATAGGAAACAACACTCGCGAGGGCCGTCACGAACGAAACACTAAGTGACACCGCGGTCGTCACGACCGCGACAAGCGGGGCAATGATGAGAGCGGCAGCCTTTAGAAAGCCGCCCAAACCAAAGCTCACGCCCTGAATTGCAAAACCTAGCCCCGTCACTGCTGTCCCGGCGACAACAGCACCGACGGCCAGCTTGCCAAGCCAGGCGACAGCTTCGGCGTTGTTTCCGACGACTTCGTTTAGGCCGCTGGCAAACGAATTTAACAGCGATACTGCCAGCATAAGCGCTGGCGACACCGCATCACTGACCGCGATTGCCAGCCGCTCCATCGATGCCCGCAACGCAGCGACACCGCCCGACAGCCCGCTCGACATCGTGGCGAACTTGTCGCCCACCGACATCGCCCCGCCCATGCTGTCCCGCATGGCGTTAAAGCCATCGACGCCTGCCGCCGACATCACGGCGGCGGCTCGGATTGCGTCTTGCCCAAAGATGCGTCGGAAGATGTCGTCCTTTGCCGCCTGGTCCATGCCTTCGAGGGCAGTCGAGAGCGTGCCGATGATCTCAACCATCGGCCGCATAGTGCCGTCGGCATTACGGAACGACTGGACCGACAGGCCCACCTGCGTCATCGCCTCGACGGCATCGTCGGCTGGTGCCATGAGCCGCATCAGCATCGTCTTCAGGCTCGTGCCGGCGTCTGATCCCTTGATGCCCGCGTTGGCCAGCACAGCCAACGCAGCGGCCGTGTCCTGAATGGATTGGTTGGCGAGCCCAGCGACGGCCGACACCTGCGAGAACGCTTGGGCGATGCCCTCGATCGAGGTCGAGCTCGCGTCGGCCGCAGCCGAGAGCGTGTTCGCCGCCACGTCGCCGCTCACCTTGAACACGTTCATGGCGTCGGCCATCACGACCGCGGCGTCAGCCACGGCCATGCCGCCGACCTTGGCAAACGCGATCGCCGCCTCGCCGGCACCGCCGAGCACCTGCTCTAGCGACATGCCAGCCTTCAGCAGTTCAAGGAAGCCGGCAGCGGCCTCGGTCGGCCCGACGCCGAGGGCCTGCGACATCGACAGGGCAGCCTTGCGGACCTGGTCGATCTCGGCCGCAGTCGCCCCGGTGGACGCCTGGACGTTGAGCAGCACGTCCTGGAACCGTGCCCCGGCCATAGCCGAGGCCACGAACGGGGCGGCCATGCCGGCACCGATGGCGGTCATCCTTCCGCCAACGCCCGCCATCGACTTGCCGATCTTGCCGATCTGGGCGTTAATCTTGCCGAGCGCCGCAAAGAACTTGCGCGGGTCGGCACCGATCTCGACAAACGCCTGACCGGCCCTGACCTTCGATGCGCTCATGTTTCTACCGTGTGCCAGTCAGGCCCAAAAAGCTTTGCGATCTCTTCTGGTGTGGCCTGGCGGACTGCTTTCTTGCGAGCGAAGGGGTGTAGCTTTGACGGGTCGATTGGCGGCTTGCGGCGGTCCCTGTTCACATTGAAGATCGCCGCCATCACGTTGGCGGTGTGCCACCAGTCGTGTTCGAGGCGGGCGTCTCGGGCTGCGGCGAGTTGCCGGAAGGTCCACTCGCCGGGGTGGACGCCGAGGATTCCTGCGGCTTCCCAGATCGCACTCCAGGCAGATCCGACGCCTTCACCTCGGCCAGCCCCGCCTCCGCCTTGTCGAGCATCTCGCCGGCCACTTCGTCCATCTTTGCCGCGAGGAGCCCGACCATTCGACGGAGGCGCTGGGGGAAAAAATCGACAAGCTCCTGTTCCAGGGCCTTCGCTCCCGCCTCCAAGGAATCGCCGCGAAGCCCGTCGAGGAACTGATCCTTCGTCAGCTTCCGCTCCTCAACCTGCTTGGTCAGGATCGCGTACAGCGACTCGCCCACTTTGGCGAACTGGCCGCGAAGCACCTGGAACGTCTGCGACAGCGACGCCACATCGACCATGTCGAATGGCAGCGTCTTGCGCTCAGTCTTCACGCCACCGTCTGGCAACTCCTCCTCGACCGTCACGTCCACCGTGACCATGTCCCGCACCCGCAGGGCAGATGCCACCGTGAGCGCCACCTGCCAGGGACGACCCTCGTTATCGCGAAACTCCCTCACTCGTCACCTCTCATTCGTTTGGCTGGATGCCTTCCCGACACAAGCGGGCTTCGACCGTGTATGTCACGACGCCATCGACGGGCTGACTTTCGGCAAACGACGTGACAACGCAGGGAATAGCTACGCCGCTGCCGCCGACCGAAATCAGGCTGAACTTCAGCCCCTCAATGATGCCATCCTTGGCAAGGTTGCAGCCGTCAATGTCGTTGAACTCAATCGACACTGAGGTCTCAAACCCGGTCGGGTAGACGGTCGCCTGGCGGCTGCCGTACTCGTCTACGTCAATCGTGCGTGCGGTCCGCTGCACGTTGACAGCACGCACGCCGACCAGCGTGACGCCGTCAACGCTGATGACGCAATCCTTGCCGAGTTGGATCGCCACGGGATTAGCCCTCCCGTGCGGTCACCGTAAACGTCACCGCCCCGTCGATTCCGATGTTCTCAGTGACGCTCATGACCGTAAAACCAGACGACGCATTCGTTGTCAGCGCTGTCGTGAGAGCAGTCGCGTCGTGGCACTCGATCTCCCACATCTTGGTTTTGAACCCGGCCTTGTAGGCCCGATACCCAGCTGCACCTGACGCCCCGCCTTCGTTAGCGCGGTTCGTCACGTCGATGACTTCGCACTCCTCCGTGTAAGTCGCCGAGATAATGTCGGTGCCGAACGGAGGGGCCGAGCCGTCCTTACCAAGAACAATGGCCATGGAGATGCTCCTGAGTTATGCGGCGTGTCGGCTGGCGGATACGGTCCACGTCTGAATCCCATCGACTGGATCGGCCTTGGCGACGCTGGTTACGACGTACGCGACGTTTCCGGTATTCGTTCCACCGAGCGTGAACGTGCCGCCGGCCTCAACCCCCGGATCGTCAACGCACTCGACCTCGACGGTCTGCTCGATAAGCGCCTTACGGAACTTGCGGGCCGTGTCGCCGAACTTGGTCACGTCGATCTCACTCGCCGAGTTGTTGACCGTGACACTGCGAGCATTCGCAATGCCCGTGATATTCGCGTCCTTGCCGAGGGTCACTGCCATGTGGACTGCTCCGTGTGCGGGGTGTGCCGCTCACGATAGGGCTGGCGGGCAGGGTCGCCGCAGGGGGTGTGGCTAGGCTGCGCG